AGGTTGGCACCGCTCACGTTGGCACCGCTCAGGTTGGCATCGCTCAGGTTGGCACCGCTCAGGTTGGCACCGCTCAGGTTGGCACCGCTCAGGTTGGCACCGCTCAGGTTGGCACGTCTCAGGTCAACGCTAATTTTCACTGGCCCAATGCACGATATAAGGCGTTTCCCACCTTCTTCGCCGCGAAGGTACAGCTCGTGTAGTTCAAGTACTTCTTTTGTGATTTCTGATACCAGATCAGCCATTTTGTACCCCCGATAGTTTTTCAGCTACTGAATCAAGTTCTTCCTGTGTGCTTGGGATTTTGCCCTCATTAGCGACCATGATCGCTTCCGCGCCATAGAGGTCAACCAACATTTCCAGCGTAATATTGGATTGGGAAGTTGGTACAGATTGCACCGGTTGCGCGTCAATCACGGTCGTTGCTGTTGCTTCAATCACGTCGCCACCCTCAGTGAGAGCAACTCCATATTGTTCCGGCATCTTCATGATGTTTGTCATTCCGCTCGTGATGTCCGGTGCGACTACATCAGCCGCAAAACCAATCGCACGCCATCTACACATATTCTGTGGGTAGCTTTCCCAACCACTGCCAGGTTTGATCAACCCTGCACGTTTCGCATCGTCCAGCGTGAAACTGGCTTTGTAACCAAAACCATTCGTGCGCTCTATATAGCAAGAATAGCCGGAAAACTTGCCGTTTTCTATCAGTTCTTGAATTTGGATGGTCTTGATCTTTGGCGAGTTCAACAGTAGCGCCATTGCACCACGTGGAGATAGTCCAGGTTTCCCCTGTATAACCTGAATAAGCTCAAAACTGGCAGTAATACTCAGTCCCATTTCATACCCTTTGAGCATGATCGCACCTGCAGCTTCCGAACTTGTTACCCCAAATAAGCGGGATTTGTACATGACCGGCGCCATTTGATTAATCATCTGCCAAATATCCGGAGTTAGCTCTCTCACACTCAAAGAGTTTGATTGCGGATCGCTTACAATACTCAGTTCTGTTCGTTGTGGTTGTTGCGCTTCGATTTGTTCAGTTTGTTTCGTTTGTCTTGTCATTTTCGTTTTCCTTTCTATGCTTCTTCATAAACTTTTTCTATGGCAATATATTCCTGCCCTTGATCGTTCGTTGTCGGCACCAAATAGGTTTTATCTTGCAGACCCAGCGCCATGCGGATACGCTTTTTTGTTGCATTCGGAAAATTTGGAATTTGCACATCAGGATCGGTGAGAAGCCAAAGTGCCGTTGCCGGGTTGTTCTGCGAAAATTCCATGACTGCGCTCAACCGCTCAATCCCAATACCCGGCAAACTCGCGATAATCTGTTCCTGTACATTCAAAATCCGGGGGAAACGTGCCGGTTGTAAAACCACTTCGTTTTTCCGATCCCGCTTGCCTAACCTGATAATTGCGTCCTCATAATCACTGTCGCCGGCGCACTGCACGACCATGATGCCCATTTCTTGAATACTCAGTATCGCTCCTTGCACCGCCGTCCAGCTCCAGCCGGTAAGCCCGCGGTCAGTTACAACATGATCGCCCATGCCGCGTTGCAGTTCGCCGGTAATCATCAGATATGACCATTTCGACGCGTAATAAAGCGGAGCGAGTTGAGGAAACAGGCGTCCATCTTTCAGACTATTCAGGAAGTCATCCGGCGTTTTGCGCTCGACCAGGATCAATGAGCCGTCATCACACGCGGCCATAAGGTCGCCGTGCTCCATGTATTGAACCATGGTGGGGATCCCATTGAATGTAAGTTTTTGAACCCATTCTGGTTCGCGCGAATCCACGACTATAGCTTCTATTCCCATGATTACCGCCGTCCGGGTTTATTCAGTTTCCCAATGTAGACATTGCCTTTTAATTCACCTGGAAAGCGTGCAAAGCCTTCCGTTGATGCAACACCCATCATCTTGCCCGTGCTGGATTCGCCGATTTCTTCGGTTGTATCGATCACCAGTACAAGCAACTTACCGGATAGACCGGCTTTTATGTTTTCGCCGATGGGCTTCAAATCGTCTTCATAAATGGATATTTGGGTATCTGACATTTTTCATCCTTTCGTTTACTCGTTTTTTCGGAAAGCCGATGGACGGACTCGAACCGCCAACCTGTCGTTTACAAAACGCTTGCGCTGCCAATTGCGCCACACCGGCATGTTGCCGTCTCTCCGGCTGTCACCATTTGCTTTTTCCCGCGCTCTCAGGTGCTTGGGCTTGGTCTCGCTGTTGGTGGGACAACAATCCCGCGAGAGTCGCAAGGTGGGTAGTCAGGATTCGAACCTGATTGCGCGTGCTTAGCCCCATTACTCGCTACTCGGCTGGTCGCTACTCCAGCCACCTGTACCCTCGGCTACGGGCGATGCGTTAAAGCTGCTTGGCTTAAATGGTTGCGCCTTGTGTCTGGTGAGCACGTTCCCACCGTGCCGCTACCCACTTTTGCAATCTGACAGCTCGAAGGATTTCACCCGATATTCGATTTTGATACCCATAGTCGGTATCGGGACACTGCCAGTTATTGCTTTGATACTCAGTATTCGGCTTGTAAGATTCTGTCGCTCTCTCCGGCCTAGCCTGCCGTTCGACAAACTAGGCCATCTAAGGAGGGAAAACTTTCCGGGCATCCGCTCAAAATGCCCGAAGTTGGCGGTCAGGATTTGAACCTGATTTGGCTTGTAGCTGACCACGAAGGCGCTCTACTGTAGTTCGTTTGTGTTCCCACCACAACGCCGCCAATTTTTAAACGTGCAGTTCTTCCATTTCCGCTTCGGCCAGCTCGATACTCAGTATCAAACTCTCAGCGGCTTCCTGATCCCGCTCTCGTGCCAGCTTTGCCGCTGATTCCAGATCAAGGTAGTCAAGCTCATCACATTCTGTAAATGCGTTGATCAGCTCCAAATCTGCCGGGTCGACAGGCGTAATCAAAAGTGCGGCGCTCATTTCAAAGTTTCCGCGATGAGTTCGACGGTTTCGGGGCTGTCAACGGTGAAAAACTCAGCTACATTTGGATACTGTGCAATCCTCTTGCTTACACTGTCTCGGATTGCGTCCAGATCATGACCACTGGCATCGGCAGCCTGTTTGACAACAACCTTGAGAAACGCCAGCGCCGTTGCACGCTTTTTGTCGTCACCGTTTGCAGTTGCCTCGGTTGCGGTCGGTTGGGCATCGCCGGAGCTGTTCCCGCTGTAGTCTGTGCGACACTCAGCTTCAGAATTGAACACCTTCAGAAACTCGAACGCGGTGTTCTCTTTTTCTTCACCCTGCGAATTGGTGTACTTTCTGCCGGTCGGCTTGAAACCCAACTTTACCCACCTATTGTTCATTTCGCGTAAAGAAAGCCCAAACTGCTTGATGCTCGGAAGTGTGATACTTGCCCAGTCTTTACTCTCGGCAATGGTCGAACGCGCAACCTCAAAGCTGATGTTTTGCTCCGGCAATGGGTGAAGCTGCATTTCGATCGACGTGCGCCGATCCTCGATTTTGTGCGCCTGGGCGTCAAAAGGCACCTTTCCGGTTCCCTTCGCCAATACGCAATACCAGGCGTCAATCGCGATTTGTCCCCAATATTCGCCGGAGCGGAAAACTGGATTTTCGCTACTCTCCCAGGGATCGTTAATTACTGCTTGTTGTTGATCTGTCATTTTGTGTTCCTTTCGTTTTGGTTGATTAGGTTTGGTTTGTTTTCAGTTTGTTTTGGGTTCGTTTCTGTCGTTTACCTCACTTTCGGTTTGTCCGTTTTCGATGTAGAGAGCCATTTCTATGTAACAATTTGCTTCTTTGGCCAGTTCTGCACGTTTTTCCGCATCATCACAGGTTTCCAGTTGGTCCACCGTCTCCTTGTGCCGTTGCCAGATTTCCCCAACGAGATACTGAGTATCCGATTGGCGCCGCTTCGTCGGTTTGATCGCCTCCCACCCATAGACCGGATCGGAAGAGGTCATATCTATACCGAGTGCTGTCATAATCGGTTCACAAACCACTCTAGTTCGTGGTTTTCCGCCACTACCAACACATCAGCGAGTGGGTAGAGGAATTTCAGCCCTGGTTTGTCTACAAACTCTATAACTGCCTTTTTTTGCCCATTCTCAATCACCGTGTCAACGACATGAACTTCCCGCGGGTGAAACGTATCAACAACAAATGCTTTTGACATGTTTTCTCTCCCTCTCCCTTCGTTACTGTTGATCAGCTTGAACGTTCTGCATACCGGCAGTTTGAATCAACTGGTTACGTCTCGCCCACTCCTGCCGGATCAGCCAGCGGACGAATGCGCTGCGGTTGTCATATCCGTTTTGCACCATCATCAGGGTCAAAATCTTGTTGTCCTCTTCGGATAAATTCACGTTGGTTTGGATAAATGCTTCTGCCATACTTTTCCCTTATTCGGATACTTCTTGATTTGCTGCCAATTTTTCCAGTTCGATAAAATCACCTTTGATATTGCAGCCGATACAGGTGAAGTTGTTCGTATCGAAATACAGCTTATTCGTTTTGCAATTCGGGCAATTCATCACAAAAACTTCTGTGAATGGGACCCGGATTGCTTGGTTTACCTTTGCAAACATATGAATCATCGTTTTCTTGTAGTGTGCTTTTGCAATACTGGTCAGGTTGTCGAGTTCGATTCGCCTTGCCAGTTCCGGGTATAGTCGTTCGTCAATTTCAATTGTGTTTTTGGCCATTGTTGTGTTCCGTTTCTTGTAAAATTGTCAAAAGGTTATGTTTTGAGGTGGACAATGAAAAAAATTACTTTTGTTTCTTGGGTTCTTCAGCAGGCTGACCGCGATGATCCAATTGGTGATCTTGCTCGCGATGTAAAAAACGATCTTGAACGTCCTTCTGATGACGCTGGTTACCAAATTTGGCTTGACCATGTTGGTTTCCGATCTCGACATGATCACGTAGTAGAAGAAACATTCAAAGCCGCCTGGAAGGAATACAAGGCTTCCCTAAAATAAAATATCAAGAGCTTCTAGGTTGACAGCAATCGCTGCTTTTTCTATGTCAAATTCTTGTTCAGGAAAGTGGGTATTGAATGCTGCCTCAACTTTATTCCTAGGAATAACTTTCCAATCTGATTTATATAGTGGACGGTAAGCAAATCTGTTTTCGTCCATTTTTACAAGATTGTTACTACCTGTATACATGATGAATTCTTTTAGATCGTTCAGTGTGCCTTCTTGCTCGCAATGAATACAGATGAATTTTTTTTCATTCATTTGAAAGGCTGGTTCAGGATTCATACAGTATGGACAAAAAGAAGAATACCAACCGTTCCCGTTTTTATGCGCGTTTAATTTTTGAACAATATATTTGAGGGTTGTGTCATTCGTGTTTTCTGTCATTTTTTTCCTTTTTTGGCTGATATTTTTATGTAGTTTTTATGTTTTTTTCCTAAAGAAAACATTATGTTGTCTTATGACAATTATAATGATTTGTGATTAATTGTCAATAGCCAATTTTTAGATATCCAAAGGAAATTGTCAAAATGGTAATATTTAATTGTCTTATGAAAATCAACGTTGCTGACTGGTTAAGAAAAAAAATAGAAGAAGCTGGAATTACCCAAGCTGAATTGTCCCGATTGAGTGGAATTTCGCCAACTCATATTACAAAGGTATTGAATGGACAGAGGGGGCTTAGCGGGCATTCTTTAATGGCAATTTCGAAAGCATTAGGAACGTCCCCAGAAAATGTTTATCGGGAAGCGGGCTTGCTTCCACATGTCCCCCAGGATATTGAACTACAAGAAGAATTGTTGTATTTGTTTAATCAATTACCCCCAGACGAGAAAGATGAATTATTATCTTATCTTCAAATAAAGCTGACTTTGCTAGAACGTTCAGGAAAAATTATTTCTTCCTCGACAAAATGATTTCTATTTTGTATTTAAACAAATAAATCAATATCAGCCTCACTCGATCATGTTTTCCAGTTGTTATAAAAAACTTTCTATTTTTCATTTCTCCCCTTTGGGATTTCAAGCAGGTCTTATTATAGAACAAATATAGCACATATTTTCTATAAAATCAACTTAAATTTTTATGTGATTTTTATTTATGAAATTGTTCCTAATGGTCTATAGTATTGGAAAAAGATTATCTAGGAAAAGGTGAAAAATGGAGCCAAAGAAAAAGAGTAAAAAGTTTACCGCGACTATCCTTATCATTTTAGTCGTTCTGTTTTCTATCTGTATTTTGATTACAGTTTTAAGCCAAAATTGGGCAAAATCGCCAGAAGGTCAAGCATCTATGGCAACTTCCGATATGGCAAAAACTCTAACAAAAACGTATATGCCATCCAATACAGTTGCTCCAACAACTATCCCTTCTGAAACATCAGTCCCTACAATAATCGAAACACCTGCACCAACGAATACCCCAATTTATTTTCAGCCCGGAAAAGAGTATTTCACCCCCGTTCCCAACCTTTATGCGACAATACTGAAAAACAAAAAAGACATGACCGAACTCCAATTTAAAGATTTTCTAGTTTCATCAATTGGTCAACGGCTTCACATGAAAGCAAAAGTTTACCAGGTTGAAGAAGACAAGATTCACATGAGCCCACTTGAAGGTGGACTCTTTGATTCTGCCTATCTTTATAATGTTCCTAGAGATATCCTAATAACGATCAATAAAGACGCCATCATCGAATTCGATGCCACAATACTGGAAATGGATCAGTTTATTATCTCTATGTTGAATCTTGGCGATCCGGTTATTTACTCGATTATCCAATAGTACCCATACCCACCGGCTGCCAATAACCGGATACTCAGTACCGGTTTATCCAACAATCAGAACCTTAAATTTTCCCTTCAAAAACAGGCAATTATCAACGCATGATTCAGCTACAAGAATTTCAGAAATCACGTGTGGGATGGTATAATTCGAGGCTGTCGGGTTGCCAAGCCTTAGGATCATGTGCCGCAAGGCGTGAGGGTTCAAGTCCCTCTTTCCCCACAAAACTCAATCGTGTGTCGATAACACGCCTGATTTTAATCAATTTTTTTGAGGTAAATCATGCCCGGAAAAAACGACGTTTTACAACACATGATTCAATTGGAAATAGAATCATTCCTGCTAGATCGGAAAATCGCAGGAAAGGCAGAAAATACAATTGCTTATTATCAGCAGGAACTCGGGATATTTCGAAAGCTCTGCGAAAACTTAGATATTTTCTCTATTGAGGATTTGAGCCCTAGCATAATTAGAAAATGTGCTCACGATCTCATGAAAAGAAGATCACCTGGCGGGTTACATGCATTTGGCCGCGCAATAAAGGCTTTTCTCAACTGGTTCGAAAAAGAAGAAGAAATAGAAAATTGGAAAAATCCAATTCGAAAAGTAGGGCAAATTGGTAAGGCAAACCAAGATGCACTTCCCGGCGCCACTCCGACAGAAATCAAAGCAATGATTGCCGCCTGTGGAAAGAATACCATCGGTCTTCGCAATCGTGCAATCTTGTATTTACTTTATGATACGGGTATTCGCGTCACGGAGCTATGCAACATCGATTATGGAGATGTGGATTTCGATTCCGGCATAATCTTCTTAAAGAAAGTTAAAGGTGGAAAACCTGGCTTTGCGTTCATGGGTGTTACCTGTAAGCGGGAACTTCTGCGCTACCTTCGCCATCGAAGAAAACCAACAAAGAATGAACCTTTGTTTTTGAGTAGAACAAAACAACGCCTTACACGTAGAGCTATAGAAACAGTGCACCATGATATTTGCATTAGAGTTGGTATCGAATCAAAGCCCTCGCCTCATGATTTCCGGCGTGCATTTACAAAAACATCATTAAAGAAAAATGATATTGTAACGGTGTCCAGATTAATGAATCTCAAAGACACCACAGTCATTAAACGATATTACCATCAGGATGAACACGATTTAGCAAACGCACATGATCTTTCAAGCCCTGCCGATACGCTTGGAAAGTAATTGGCATTATTTTACTTTTTCTTCAATCCTGGTCGCCGCTTCTCTTATAGCCGCCAATTCCGCGCTGATATCAATCGGTTTCGACGGGTCAGGCTGCCCCCCTGGATACTCAGTATCCTGTTGCACTCCCCACACCTGCGCAAACATTTCTTCCGTACCTAGCCAGCGATTTGTGTCGAGTTCCTGCGACGATACTCCAAATAATTGTCCTGCGGCGGTACAGCCGGTTTGGTGTAGGACGACGTTCCATTTCAGCCCCTTAAGCGCAGCTGGAATACTGAGCGGGCGATTGTCCTCACGCGGCGGTTTTGCGAGGTATTGCGCCATCCACCATTTGCTTGATTCGATGAAATCAACTGCTTTGGATGACTGATAATCCATGTAAGACTGAATCCAACTAAAACGCGAGTAGATAATTGCCGGCTTCTTTCCCCAGTCTTTCAGCCGGTTGGTGTACTCGATGACCGCATAGGTGATTTGTGCCCGCGATGCACCATGATCCAGTTCGATATCAGGCACGATCACATCGCCATCAAATTGCCCATTGGTAAATTGCTCACTGACATTTTTCACTTGGTTAGCAATGTTCTCTAGCGGGTATAAGACGCCATAAGCTGCCCGCGGAATACTCAGTATCTCTTTGGCTGACTTCCAGTAGGTCTTGAACCACGCATCTTTATACCCCCAACTGATGGTTGCACGCATGGCGATAAAGCGGATAAGTGGCCATTGATACGCGCGCATCTTCTCCCAATTAATCAATGCCTGATTACCGCTTATATCTACTCCAAAAATCCGCTTATCGGATTCATTCGGTACGTATACCGAGTTTGGTAATGGTGATGTTGGCCAAGTCATGATGTAATTCCTCCTTTATAGTGCATAGCCCCAAACTTGGAGGTCTACACTCATGGTATTGGATCCGGTTGCATTACACTGGTAATAGATGTCTCCATCATCATTACACGGGCACCACCCGTTCTCATCCTCTCTGCTGTTGTTCGGACGACCTTGACATCTTCCAATCACAGCCAATGCCCCAGAAGTATTGTTTGGACTAACCCCAAACCAATTATTTGTTGATGCTGCTGACCCGCTGTCCCAAACTTGGATACGGATCAAAACCGCTTTTACTCCTGCCGGAACACCGAAGATTGCCGATGTGTCTATTGGGGTTTTGCTAGTAGTTGATAGGACTTTGCCGTCCCAACCGTCGCCTTGAAGATGTGTTGTGAGAAAAACCGGAAACGATGTGGGCTGCTGAGAACCAGTGTAAACAATAGATCCACCATTTCCATGCACTCCCGAGAATGGTGGATCGTAGGGAATTGTGGAATTGTTTCTTGCAATTGTATTTGTGGCGATGACATTTCCGAATAGATCTGCGTTGAACCCTATCTTACTGTTTATAGCATAGCAATCAATGGCATCCATGTAGGTTGATCCCCACGATGCTCTGAATGCGTATTGGCATCCTACTGCAAGGCTTCCCCTACAATCATATGAAACATTACCACGTTCAGCCGAAAATCCTATTGAATTTGTATCGGACTTCTGAAATACGGTAGAGTTTCGTATGTTGCAAGTGGAATTCCAAACACCGAATCCAACTGTAAAAGATAGCGTTGAATCAAAATAACAATGAATACAGGATACGGCAGACAAAATAGAGTTTGAAAATGCTAGAAACCCTGTACTTCCTGCTAATGTAACTACTCGTTGAGTGATTAAAACCGTTGCATTATTGGCAACGATATTTCTATTTCCGTTAGACCCAGAAGAATGAATTGTAACACCTATCATTCTTAGCGTTGCTTTATTGACAACGACAGAATTCAACGTTGGGAGCTGCTCTGGAGAGGTTATTCTTCTATCCGGAAGAATGGTAACAAAACTGCCCATCGCTCCGATTGTTGGAGCTGTAGCAGTCAATGATATCGTATTTCCGGACACAGATGCGACCGTATGCTCAGTTTGATTTCCTGAATTATCCCCAATAATTAGTTTATCTCCGGCTACTATTCCTCCGGAAGAAAAATCGGGGTTAGATGCAGACCCAGTAACGGTAATAGTGTTTCCGGAATTGGATAAATTGCAATTTCCATCTCCACCGTCTGTTACAACGGGCATAATAGGAATATTGATCGCTCCAGAAGCACAGTAACGAACCGATGGAATTAGTCTGGGGTCTCCAACCAAATGAAGGGCTTCAATGCTTGAGGAGAAATAACCGGTAAAAATCAAATTCTCTGAATAGTTACCCGGATCGAGAACGATTTGATTTGTTCCGATAAGGGTTTTTCCTTTGAAGAAATCAATTGCCCCCTGAATAGTCTCGTAGTCTTTGCCTGACCCCACCGTAACGGTAACATTTTCAACATATGGTCTACCAACAATGCCATTCCATGGTGCAGCGTCTACCATACCGTCATTATTTTGATCATACACCGACTTTGACATGTCCCCCACGTCTACCAGCAGGCCGTCGCTCCAACGGAAAATGTTATCGGTCATTAGGTCATCCTCATTATGTACATTAATATCTTGTAAGGCGGCATCACAACCGGAGCATCTGTGTTTCCGATGGTATGAGCATGCGAATTACCGGCATTGACACTACTACCAATGCTGTGAGTATGTCCACTCGCCGCTCCACCACCGGGGCCACCATAGATATTGTTCATACTTGCACCTCCGGATGTCCCCGAAATCCCTGTATGACTATGATCCGCTCGGGTCCCGGTACTGCCATTTGTGTGGGTATGAGTAGCAACATCTGCAGCAACCAACAAATCACCGTCTATACTGGCTCCCAAAGGGAATCTACCAACCAGGTTAGGTGTGCCATTTGTACCATTGCAAATCTGCCATCCAGGCGGGATTACAGCATCCGCCCAGAGGATAATTGACCCAATCGGTAGATTCATACGACCCTCATAATATAATAAAGTTTGATATATGGCGGAGTTACAGTGGTGCTACTAGTGGAACCACCAGCAGTGTGTGAATGATTCGAATCTGAACCGGATGTCCCAGAAATACCCGAATGACCATGACCATCAGCAGCACGGTTGACACCGGAACCGCCAGCATCTTTACCATCGGTAATATTTTGAGAAGTATCCGCAACTCCGATAGTCATTGGATGAGAGTGTCCACCATCTGAAGATGTATTTGCTGGTAGAGTATGGCTATGAACCCCGTTCCCCGTTGTTCCAACTTCCCCGTCGGCAGATGCACCATATACAAAATAATCCCGTAAATCTGGTGTCCCATTGGTGCCATTACATACTTGCCAACCTAATGGTATTTCAGCCGCTGGTCGCTTCCATAGGATGATTGCACCGATTGGTAAACTCATGATATTTTCCTTATGTAATAAAGTCGTCTGTGTTTTGGCAAATTTGAACCAGTACCGGATTCCGCCAAAGTATGAGTATGACCACCCGCCGCAGTAATATTTACACTGCCACCATGACTATGATTTGCTTGTGCAGCAACAGTATTACCATAATAATTTCCGTATGAGTCTGGAGCAACATAGCCGCCTATACTTGCAGATCCGGTATGAGTATGACCAGCTTTAGTTTCTATATTTGGGAAGGTATGAGTATGTGTTAATGCCCCTCTTGCAGTAGCATCATAAGCAGACCCACCCAAAGGAAAATATCCCTTTAACTCAGTATAAATCTCAAAACCTAACGGCACGCTTGCGGCATTTCCATACCACAATAAAATACCACCCAAAGGAATATCAAAGCCGGAAGGATTCTGCACAACGATTACTTTCATTTCCTGAACACCATGCTAACGTCTAGACCCTTTGTTCCGGTGCCGGCCACATCTATGTCTATCCGGATCACATCCCGCGTTGCGATATCGTCATAAGCCGTGTTGATTACCGGCTGCGCCGCGGCATCTGTAGACGAATATTCGTTTGCATCAATCGTGATCCTAGTGGAAAGCATATCATTATAGGTTGGTGCAGACGTTGCGTTTGCTCGGCGCCCTCGTGCGATTTGTATCGTAGGTGTGCCGCTCGTAGATACTGAGTAACAATAGGCCTGAGCCGCAATCAACTCAGCTCCCGCCATAACCGGTGGCACCGTGAAGTAGATTTTCCCATCACCGGTTGACCATACCTCCGTGTCACTCAGTATCTTCAGGAAGATCATGGTATCATCGTTGGCGGTCTCGATTGCTTGAGTCACATCGAAAATGCCTTGTTCAATATGGTTCAAATTGTCGGCATCAATCGGAGTACCAGCAGTGACCACAGGAGTTTTCAGAGCAATTTGAACGTTATCCATCAACGTCGCCCCAACGTTGTCCTTGACAATGAAACGCTCTGCACCGTCCAGGATTTCATTTACCCATTCTGTTTTCGTGTATGGCATCTTTTCTCCTATTCCAAAACCGGACTACCGATAATATTGGTGCGGCCGACGAAACCACCGGTCAAGTCAATGGTCATTTTTTCGATGACACCCGCAATCTTGCGTCCATATAAAGTGTCGGCAAGTACTTCCGACCCAATGTAAGCAAACGGCTGGATGATTTTTACGTCCTGAACGTGCCGACGCTGATAATAGTCAAATACACGCTGCGCAATTTCCGGACCGTTGGCAGAATTGATCAGACTGGCTTCACTTATAGTTAGGATATTGTCCTTAACGTCCTCTTCCGTATCTAAATACACCCCATATTTAGTCACTGAGTCGTTATATACCAGCCCTTCCAGTAACACGTCACCCGATCCAAGTGCCAGAATGCCGGCATAGTTGGCTGAGCTATATGGTGTTTCCAGCAATATGGCATTTCCGGTGATTGACAAGGAGTGCATCGGTTGATTGAAACGAATCTCCTTGAATCCTGGTTCAAGCCAGCCTTCAAACAATTTGCGTTTGGCATCGCCTAGGGTAATATCGTGCATGGAAACCTCTACCCCGGTTACCTGTGCCCGCAAGTTGATCTTCTGATCCACGCTCTGTTGTGAACTGGGTATGTCGTATACCGGAGTAACTCCACCCCACTGCGATTGCCGGAATCGTTTTTTCCACACGCGCGTCTGACCGGTATGTGGCACCCCACATTGAATGCCGCGGGTCACCGCTCCAATGGCATCGATTCGTCCAAACTTTATTACTCCATTTTGCCGGGCACACAGAATATAAGAACCGGCTGCGAAACAGATCTGTTGCAATGCCTCACGATAGGTACAAATTGGTATCCAGCCTGTGAGTGGAGCTACTTCTAAATCCGGATCTATGTCATAGTTAATATCCATCCCAGAAAACATCTGTGAAAGTAATTCGCCCATGGTGATAGGTTCCAACCATAAACCGCCACGGTATGTCATCGAATCAAGCAACCCGATCTCATCCATACAGGTCAACTTAATCAAATTGTCAGTCAAGTTTTCCCAGCCGTCCAAATAATAACGCCCGATAAATTTTTCTACCCCATCAATAACCTCAATTACAACCATTGGTTGCCGGTGCTGCAATAACGAGAAATCTCCAGAAGGATCGATGATCGAAAAATCAGAGTCCTCCGAGAAAAGCTCTAGATCGAGTTGCCCGACTGGAACTGTAAGACTGAGTGGCTGAAATTCTTCGGTCAGAGATGCACTACGAATCATATCTTTCTCAAAAACCGTAGAAGCAAATACAACTTTGGCGTATGTACTCATGATCTAGTAGGTTCCCTGGCTATGAAGTTGACGGTCAAGTTTTTCCACAGACGATTCGAACCACTGATCCTTCGCATTTCGTCAGCTACATTTGAAAAATAAGCAGTGAAAGTTATTGAACCATCCTCATCCGGAACAATAACGGTATGAAACTCTGTAGGTTCCGTCAGTTTCTCCCACAATGCGGCATAATCAGACATGGACGCAGTTCCAAATTGCAGTTTGTAATTGAAATACACTCCAATCAATTCCCTGTGCAACTTCCCATCGTTGGTACGCTCTGCCATCTTATCCAGAAAATCAGCAGTACGCTTAATTGATTTGACTGGCACGTTGTACACGTTTCCATCGATGACAACGAAATCAATCGTCACACCCCACCCCTGATCAAACTTTTTCCAACTCTGCGATTTTCACGGTCAATGTAGGGTTTCAGTTGTTGTACAAGAGCGCCAAGAGACCCGGCAAAGTTGATAGTAACTTCCTGTCTGTTTTGATATTGCTCAAATTTACTGTCTAGCATCTCGTCCAATAACCCGGCCGGCATCTCTAAATTTTTGCCATGTCGCTGATCACCCAGCATAGCCAGAAATTCCGCATTGGGTGGAATCACCGCACCTTGTGCAAGCCGTGGGATTTGTGGAGGATCACCGACAGATGGGATATTGAGACTCATGGAAAACCCAGGAAAAACGACCTGCCCCAATACCTTCATTTCTGGAATACTAACCCTTACCGCGTTAATCTTGCTGATCATAGTATTGATACCAAACACTATTGCACGGATCATTCCGTTGATATAGTCGATGATCGAATTGACCACACCCTTTACTATGCTGCTGACCGCTTCCCATACACCCTTGAAAATATTCTTAATTCCCTCCCAGGCAAGTTTCCAATCAGCCGTAAATACACCAGTCAAAAATTGCACAATGCCACCGATAGTTGTAATGATTCCATTCACAATTCCAACCAGTGCAGTCCAGATATTCATAGCAACCGAACGCACCACCTCAAATCCAATACGGAAAGTTTCCTGCACTGTAGCGACAAATCCACTCACCATGTGTACGATAATCTGAATGATTTGTTGGATACCCGGCCACAGGATAGCTTTGAACCAATTTACAATCGGCATAATAAAACCGGAATATATCTGCGCGGCACAAGTACGGAAAACTTCAGCCAGCCAAGCAATTCTTTCTCCGATTGGCGTAAATACATTCTCCTGTAACCATGCAATATCTGCCTGTATTTGCGCCCAAGCTTCTTGTGCCCACAACTTGATATTGTTCCAAGCTTCAGCAGCCCATGTGGATACCGGACCCCAAACATTCTCCATGAACCATGTTGAAACCGCTGACCACACCGCTTGAATGTTTGTCCATGCATTTATTGCCCATGTTTTGATGTTTTCCCAGGCAGTTTTGAACTTCTCAGCAAGCCTTGAAATTGCTTCAGATATCGGCGCTTCTTCAAACTGCATTGGGTCGCCGCCGGCACCGCCCCCACCACCACCGGTTTCCGGTTCTTCATGTTGTTGCAATACATTGATTTCATCAAAGGCAGCTAATGCACCTTTCGCAGCTTCTCCCTGTCTTTCTGTGTTTTTAGCCGCCGCTCCAGTCGCCTTAGCCGTTGCTTCTGCACTTCCTTCCACATATTTCATATAAGTTGATTGCCCTGTAAGCGCCGCAATAAACTGCGCAGCTAAATTGATCAAACGAGTCAACCAGTTAACGATTGTCAGTATTGCCGGAAGTGCTGCATTCAGCAAAGTACCAAACGCTCCCAGAAATGCGCTTTTTAATCCATTAAACGCACCTTGAAGTTGGGTAACCGTGGAATAATATGCTGAAGTTTTGCTTATTGAATTGGATAGTGCATCAAATATTTTTTTACCCATAGACACAGCAGCTATTGCTAATCCAATCACCGCCCCCGCGGCTACAGCAAGACCGGCAGCCAATAAGCCAACCGTCGCCACGGTTCCCATGACTGCACCTTTCGCTGCCTTCATTCCAGCTTGCAAAGCGGTACCGATACGCTTCACACCCGCTGAAAAGTTTTTCGTTTCAATGCTTGTATCTATTCGAATTGAACCGTCAAAACCTGCTGCCATCTATTACTCTCCAATCGGATACTCAGTATCAGGTGGGCGCCGCTTATGCCTTCCACGAAAAAGATTCAAAAACTCGGCTTCTTTCTCACGCTCTTCCAACGTTCGCATGTCCAATTCTGGGACGTCAAAACGGTCACCCATTTCATGCGCTGCTTGTCGTTCTTCCTTGCTGGCTTTGCCAGTCTTGACCCGTTTTCTGAGCGCAACCAGATTGCAGAATGCCGTTTCACTGCCCAAATCCGAAAACAACGCAAGAAATTTCCACCAATGCAGATACTCAGTATCGACAAGGTCTATATTGTGTGTTTGCATGAAAGCAGAAAAGATCAAGTCCGAATCCTTTGAAAAGGAATACACCCGCGGGCCGCTGCCGCCTTCTTCACCCGAATCGCTGGATTTTCCGCCATCCAGAAACTTGACCGCCATTTGAATAGCTTGCACCGTATCATGCGGTAGCTTTGGATACAGATTTGCCAGAAGAATAGCCCGCCGTTCGAAATTGGTCAAAGTTGTATCTTCAAACGCAATAATCGCCAGCAAACAATGTCGGAAGTCCGTATATATTGGATATTCCCGACCATCTATCTCTACAGCAATAGGTAATTCCTCGACAAGTAAATTCATCGCATAACTTTTGGTTTTGCCTTTCGTTTCGTTGTCCCGGGTGGAGTCGGTACATACTGAGCAACCTTCTGTGAACGGACACTAGTAACGAACGGCGTAACACTCTCAAAAAATTGGCCAATCGCTTCCAATGACAAACGTCCATCGAATAACATCTGGCTTGTTCTGTCTCCAAAAACCCGATCAATCCCAGCGCACATGTCTTCACACATGTCTTTCATAAATTGCAGCCGTTCGGGGATATTCACAGGCAAACCATGACTGTCTACGTCCTGAACCTTGTCAATCTTCTCAGCTCGTTTTTCGTATTCCGCTTGCTTTCCCTCAAAATCACCCAGCAACGCGTAAAACCGATCAACGAAAAGCGTATCTGTTGGATCAAAAGACAACACCTTTTCAGGATCGTCGTTGATCATCACTCGCTTAATGGTTGCATCAGTTCGTAACGATTCCATACTAATCCTCCGGAACGTAGGTTACCCAAACGTGATAAACGGCCGTCTCGACATCCTCGACTTCTACGGTGACCGTCACATGGTTCACGCCTTCCACCCAAGTTGCCGGATCACCAGAATCCACCGGTGTTTCGCCGTTGAGAATAACTACAGTCGCTCCATCCACAGTTGATGTTGCGGTAATCGTATTTGTCGCGTCGGTTGTGCTGGCCGTGTAAAACAACCAGGCTGGATCAAATGTTGGACTTAAAGTCAGTGCGCCTACCGCCAACGTAGTCAGGCGCGCAACTAAGGGCTCGGTGTAAATGCACTGGTTGTCGGGTTGAACGTACCGGCAACGGAATCACCAATAAAGTTGATCGTGTAATTGATCTTGTTGCTCGCTCCACCGTCGCCACCGTAACTGTCAATGGCAATCGATACAGCCTGCTTTTCGGCTGGCCACGCGCCAGAAGTCTCGGTTTCGTAAAGGTAAACCATTACAATATCGGTTTTGGCATCATCCAGCACTGCCCGCGATTTACGCAACCCATCAACAAAATCAAATACCTCATCACCTTTTTTACAGGTCGCTTCCACCGGCAGTTGTGGACGGTATGATTCAACTTCGGTTGTCCCACTGTCCTGATGGATGTAGGTTTCTTCACTCGTTTGCGGGTTATAGTTGACCGTTCCGGTCGTCACACCGTCACCGATCAACGCATAATCAGCGGTTCCACCAGGTTCGATATTCAAAAACGTTTGAAATTTACTTCTCTTTACTGTATCTGACATAGTCTTTATCCTTTCTTATTCTGGTTCTTCTGGTTCTTCAGGTTCTTCCGGTTTCGGCACTTCATACCGTGCTTGTTCGTACTGTAATCGGCAAGTGATCTGATAGATACCTCGATCACTCTCACCTTCCTCAAATAGGTATCCCCAGTTAGTTGTTTCGATTAGCACCGGTTTCTTTCCAGTATCCAAAGTGGGGAATATTTCGCTTTCTGTTTGGGTTTCCAACCAATCCGCGAATGCCTCGTAAAAACCTTGATTTTCCAATCGTGCTAGATCATCAGCGGTTGACTCCATGCTTTGAAATGCAAACGGATACTCGCGCAGGCTACCACCATTGATGTAACTCTCAATGATATTATTGCCTGGCAATGGCACAATCGAATACTCAGTTGGCACATTTCCTAGATATTGCACCCACACTGGAGCATCCGATTTGAGACCGGAATAGGTTTTCAAATAGGTTCGTAATGCGGATAAAATGCTCATTCTGAACCACCACCTGCTAGCTTCCGAACGCCATCTTCCCAGTGTTTCGCACGTAACGCTTTACATCTTTCAAACCAAAACGGACCCCGCAATGGGCCTGTAACACTCCCTATCTTGCGAGGTGTGAAATATTGTTTCCTGGCATACGGTGCGATGTAAGCTACAACGCCTTCACCCGGTACTGTGCCCAAAATACCGCTTTTGATAAGCATTCCGGTTCGCATTGGCACAAAAGGTTCACAATTTGCTAGTACTTCGTTATCAAGCCACTTTTGAGAGCGGGAATAACGTCCTTGCCACTTACGACGAAAATTGAGATTCCAGCGTAATTCGGCTTTGCCACCTTTTGTAATGACGATCACTCCACGCGGCGTTTCAATCTTCGGTGGTGCCATTTAGGATGCTCCAATCTGTAAATGCTGAAGTCTTTCACTGCCATAATCGCGGTCATATACACGCCGTACAGTCACAACATCAGTGTATTTCTTCTTCAACGCCGATATCGTAAACGCTGGGCTGATTGTGTCTGTAACCAGTCCCTTCACCAGTACATCGCCCGCTTTGATACTCAGTATCGAGTTCGAAAACGGCACAAACACTGTAACGTCATCAGTCTGCATTGTTCCGGCAGCGGTAACACGGACAGCGTCCAGGTTTTCCCACATCACACCGACCACCTGAACCCGTGTCCAGCTTTCAGCGCCAGCCACGATGCTCTTCTGATAAACAGTCATGTTGTGCGGTGTCTTCAACTAACACACTCCGCGGTAAAGTAACTCAGTATCAAACAGGTACAGCTTGGCTACGCGCAAAAACTTATCATCATCACTCATTGCCGCTGTTGCATTCTGTACATACGACACAGAATGATTACCGACTCGCTCGCTTGCAATCTCACCTGCACCACCGCTTTCAACTTTATCCAGTTGTTTCACAAGCTCGGCAATCCCGCAGGTAGCGAGTTTGATCTTTTCGATTGTGTCGGTATCCTCATCAGCTTC